ACTATAGAAAATATTGTCACGAAAAAGAAATGAAAAAATACACAGGGTCAGAAATGCTGCTATCCAGACCCATGGTTGTTGCCGACTGCGACAGATTATTTCTGTGATCGTGTCATTTGGTCAATTATGTAAACTTCGTGTCATTTGGTCTAAACTACAAATAGTGTCAAGTTTTGCCTGATTTTAGCCCATTTTTGCCCTAAAACTTGACACCTTAAGCTGCCCTCCGTTGCCTCTTTAAATCACCCCTCGAGGCGGCCGCTATCCGCTCCTCTGCCATCTTAATATACTCAGGGTTTATCTCTATCCCTGAATAATCTCTACCCAGATCTACAGCAACTACCCCTGTTGTACCACTACCTATAAAAGGATCAAGGGTTATACCTGGTTTCCAACCAGCATTGCAGCCGCAATCTGTCCAACCAATCGTATAATGTTGAGCAAAAGCTCTGCCGTATTTCATCCCAGCAGGGCCTGGATTTGTCATACTTTTCTTTGCCTCTTCTGATAGATTCTTATTATGTAAATTCTTTCCTCCAGCGATGATATACTTTGTCTTCTTAATCCTCACACGTGCCTTGCCACATTTTTTGCAGACCCATTCCGGGCATGCTGATTTTATCATTGGTTCTACTAACTTTTCAGGATACGTAGCGAAATGAGCCCCAGGGAATGCTTGCGTCGGGATCTTCCACATATCACCAGGGTTTTTGCCCATGGGATTAAGCTCTATCATCTTATGCCCTACATTACCCTTCTTACTGCCGGTCATTCGACATCCAATACCCATCCCACCATCACCATACGGATTTATCGGATACTTGATTCTTTTTAATGTCGCTATACTGTGCGGCACTCTCACTGCACCCAGGTCAAACCAGTATCCTAAATTATGCCAGAACGTATATCTAACTTTACCAGTAGTCTTACATCGAAGGCATCTCTTATATCTACTTTTTATTTTAACCTTACCTTTACCATTACACTTGGGACAGGTTCGCCATTCCCAATCAAAGCCTATATTCATAACCTTTGGTTTACTATCTGCCATGAGCATTGTCTTTTCATTATAACAATATTGCGCCTTAGTATTTTTAACCAGCATAAAGATTGTTTCGTAAGCATTTGCGAATCGATCATCTACACTCGCAGGCATGTGATTTGGTTTATGCCAGATAATTCGATTTCTTAATATCCTTTGTATTCTTGGATGCTGCAACATTTTTTCTAATTTGCCTTCCGGTTCTCCCAATACTCGCCATTCTACTAAGATACGATAATCAATGTCAATCATACCGAGGATAAGCCGGTGGTTTTGCAATAGCATACATTTTGCAGCATAATTATCAATCCTGGCTCTACCGCAATGCGTGCCTGATTTACCGCCGTATTTATTATTATTAAATCGCCGCGTACCGGTAGAGGCGTACGCATCAGCGTGATTCCAGAATATCACCCCAGTCTTTTTTAATACTCGATATAGCTCATCAGTAATCTGCCATAAGTGAGATAAATATAAATCTAAGGTTGGCTCTAATCCTAATTGACCGTACCACGCACCGCATTTTTCACAAAATCCAGCGCATGCTGTTTGAAACCCATGTACGTAAATATATTTACCCGTAGCGGCTTTGCTTGGTCTGCCGGATCTTCCTAATCCCTGACGGTTCTCGTGTAACAAAGACACGTTATGATCCAACCATTTATGTTTGCAATTCGGGTCGCCATCCCAGATGGTTTTGGTCAACTCACCATAATTACGCAGTCCCCAGTATGGCGGTGAAGTTATAACAGTATCGATACAGTCATCAGGGAATTTTTTGACTTCGGTTAAGGTATTCCCGCAGATGATTTTATTGGTGATATTTTTTAATTTATACATTCTGCTATGGCATATCTCCGAGTATAAGCCATTCACCTCACCTGCAAGGCTATGAGCCCAAATGCCGGGCTGGCGACGGCGTCGCCGTCGATGCCTACGAGGCGCAAAAAGACATCGGCTTTTGTACCATCGCATAGATCGATCCAGGTCGATACTTTTAACCCGGCGGCACTGATTTGCACTGAGGGCCCGGATGAATCGTCGAGATAATACCAGGTGAGCGCAGTCGAGTATTGGACACGAATTTTTGCATTTGTATAACCGGCTGCTGTAACGTTCACGATTAAGCGCGCCTGATTGAATTTTGACAAATCGAATTTGAGGCGGTGGCGCATAGCTCCCAAAAATTCGGTCAGAGCCGAGGGTTGGGATTCCCAGCCTACAGCAGCACCGTCAGCAAGGAATGTGAGCGATGCATCACGGATTGCTTCATCAGGGATTTGTGCCAGAGGTACGGGTTCACCGTCGTTCTGGTCGAGTCGGAGTTTGCCTGCGGTCTCTTTTTCAAAACTAATGCCGGGGAAGTCATCCTGGACCAGATGATAGAGTTTGTGGGATTGCTCTTCGTCGTCAGAGATGCCGGAAAAACGGATGCGGGATTTGGAGATCATGTTGCTATTTGCTCCCAGGGTTGAGGGACATCGAGGTCAGTAGTCTTGTCAAATTGAATGTTGGAAATATTGTGCACAGCGCCGTAATCAGTAGTTCCAGACCATGATGGTGCACCGAGATATTTAATGCCCGCCGCTTTGAGATACGCGCCGACTATTGTAGAGTAGATGCACGGAGTCGCAGTATGGCCACAAAATACAGAATCAAATAGATAAGCATCCCAATCCGCTCCTTCGAGTTCAACTAATCCAGATGTAACACCTGATGCGGATTTATTTTTGATTACACTATTATTGATGATTTCGAGTTTAAGAGTTTCACCGGCTGCACCGCCGAGCTCGATGACGTTGTCAGAAAGACCCTGGGTGAGTTCCATATAGCAGTTATCAATTATGACATTGTATATCCATCCAATTATATCGATGATTTTTTGGGCTGAATTATATTTATTGAGGAGTACGCAGTTTTTGAAATGAATAGTTTTTCTATAATCAGTAATTTCATCAATAGCAAGATCAAAGCAGTCTTTGGCATTCTCTGTAATCCACATGATGTTCTCGATATTTTCAATGGGAAGCCATGGTGCACCGCTCGAGTTGATTATATTTCCTTTGATTACGACATTTTGTAAGCCGATGATATTGAGAGAGAATTCTTTGCCTGTAAGATCGATTTCGCCTTCGTTATAGATGCCGGGCATCATGAACATTGTATAGGGATTCTTTTTGTCTGCAGGCAGCTCATTGACTGCCGCAATCAAGGATGAGTGGTGCCCAGTATCATTTTTTGCAATGATGCGTACGTATTCCCAGTCAACTGCAGCTTGCATAATAGCTTTGAGATGTGCTGCCGGAGTTGAATATGAACCGGCTAATTCTGCCATATAGGATTCCACAGCCGTAATGCCTTTAGGCATTCCATCAGAAAGGGTAACCGATTTTTCGAGGAAAGCTTTAAGAGATGGGAAATCCCCAGGTTCAAGAATGTTTTTGCGGTCCGTGACTATGGCAGCAATATCTGCCGGATATTTTTTGGCATTGGTGTCGGTGAGTGTCTTTGGTGTCACGCAGTGCCTGCCGGCCTTATCCACGCAGCGTATTTTTATCTTCACCTTTACTGTATCATCCTCGCTCGACATCTTTGCCGGTATCACCACAAAATTTCTATCCGTGAAAACTTTACGATGATTCAGGTTATCAAAATCAGGAGTCGAGGTACCGTTATCAGTCCAGCATATTTCAAACCCTGAAACTTTATTCACATATTCAGTTTTCACTGACCAGGATAATCTAATCCCGTCATCTTCTGCCGAGATTGTAACATCACCGTCAATTGCATCGGCGCACGCATCCGGGATTTCTTTGGGACCGCCTGCAATAATCGATTCTCCTGAACAGAAATTCGACCACTCATCCTGAAACCATCCGCCTCTTGATGCAATCTTTATCTGATATTTTACATCCGCGGTTAACCCATGCCACATAAATTCCATTTTCACCGGCGATTCCATTGCCTGGGCGTCAACTTCTGCTTCGGCAACCACTGCTTCAGTACTCGGGTCAAGAGTCTGGATTACGAATTTGTATCCTGCAGCATTGGGCCCCAACCAGAAATTCCCGTTCACCGGTTGATCACCAGTTTCTAAGGTCAAAGTATCTGTAGTATTCGATACGACTTTCCATGATTGCCCGTCTGAACAGGTCAGATAATATCCTATCCATTCATCAACAGTCCAGGCGCCAACCCGGTTACTCGTCTTGGTGAATGTATTGCCTGATGCATTACCGCTTCCATTGTCACCAAATTCTGCTTTAATGTATGCGGGTCTATGGCTAATCAATCCTGCCGAAGCACCGGTCTTACGATAAGCATCGTCCCAACCCGTGCTTAGATCCAAATGCGTTGGCACTGGTGGTGCTAATTGTTTTCTTAAAATTTCGTCCGGGATAACATCATTTTTAACCATTAACCACTCTCGATAATCATGCGTAATTTTTAAATCACTGCCGACCTTGGCTGCACGTGCCAGTTTCATTTTGTCATCGGATACTACATAATTACTTTCTTTTATTGCTCCGAGTTCAAACGAATCAACTTTCCATACCACATACGGTAGACCGGTAATCGGATGCTGGCGAATCGCATTTGGATCACTCGAATCGATCAACTTATATTTGAGATAAATAATATTCGCTTCGGTTTCAACGTCATCGAGATTCACGGTCTGCTCACTGCCGATTTCAATCCCTTCACCCTGGATATATGCCTTACCTGTTTTTACCTTAACCTCTAAAAATTGTGATGGGTTCGCAACGTATGCCTCGATCTCATTATCCACACCTTTTAAAATTCCTGTCCCGGTGCCGGTCAGGTCAATAATTCTCTTTTTGATATGCAATTCCTTTGCATCTCTCTCAAAATGGAAATCTTCAACTGCCGGTTTAAACCAGGAAAAATGTTCTAATTGTTTCATATAACCTCCTCACCCACAGTTTCCCCCGGAAAAAAGATATATGCTTTTGTATACGGAGGCTTGGTTAATTTCAAAATAGTTTTAACTTCGTGTTTTGAATAATCTGTTGCTCCTGATAATCTCACAATAAAAATAAAATCCTCGCAGTCTTCTAAACCAAATACCCTGGTGCCGCGCACAGTTTCTTCTTCTTCACCCAGGGCAAAAACGTGCGAGATATTGTCTTCGGAAACCAGACATTGATCAGCCAGGCTTAAGATAATGAAACGGTAAACATCATCGCGCATTATTTCGATTGAATCCACGACCAGCCCGGTACGCTCGATTTCTCTGATAATCCCTTTCTTAGTCCCGAACCATTTTACGTCATCCGGGAATTGCTGCAGCCTGGTTTCAAAATCATCCCAGGATTCACTCTCTCTTTTGAAAACGAACCTCGAGGATCCGATTAAATTTAAATCCTGTTTACGCTCGTCTGAATTATAATATTCACTAAACCCGGTAATCCGATTCGCCATGCCCTGGGGTTTTAGCTTCTGCGCTGCAGTAATAATCTCATTGAGTGCTTCGCCGACCGCCTGGCAAATATCATAAATTCCATTCTGCGCACGTTTTAAAAATCCAGGTAAGAATTGCCAGATTCTATCACCATACAACATACTGCTGCTCCCGTTCGTCTGATACTACATTACACCTGCCGAGCATGATTGTTTCTGCTGCACTGCATGCAACATTGTTTTTCGGGTTTCCTATTTTTGCATCCTGGACTCCAGCAACTGCCATGATTGCCGCGAGCAATTGTGATTTGATTAGATCATCGCCCACATCAAGGTTATTAAAAAAGCTGATAATTACATTGCGTAAATTCTCGTGTACCGTGGTAAATACATATCCTGATGCAATTGTCAGGTGGACAAAAACATCTACCAGCACACCGGTCGGCTGCGCTACAGTGACTGACGTGCAGATTGGTTTACGCTCGTCAATATATTCCTGAACATCCTCGATTAAATCGCTCGAGGCAGGGATTAGCTTTCCTGTTTCGTCTTTGCTCCAGATATAAACCTTCACAGTACCTGGTCCCTGCCAGCATGCTATTGCCTGCGCTTCAGCAACGCCTTCGACCTCGAGTGCCCAGGATCTGAATGATTCCTCACATCCACCAAAACTCGTTCCATACCACCGTAATACAATTCTTTTTCTCAAAAGCTCATCGTCTTCCTGTTCAGCGCCACTGGCAATTGCATATAGATTTTTAATCTCGGTTACACCACCTATTGACTGCGGCAAATAAATAACCTTTTCAGCTTCGACATTACCTGATTCACCGGCTTCTTTTGCCTGAGCCGGTACATCGATATAACCTGCTGCGGGAATCGTTTTTGCCTCGGTAGTCAGGAATTCCACGATTGGCTCGATATCCGTATCAGTCGAGCAAATTGTATCTTCAGGGATCTCTGTACTTTGAGTGCCATAAAATCTCACATAGCCGGTTGATTTTTTTGCAGCTCTGCGTGATATTCCGAGTTCCAGGGCGCGCAGGTCAAGATCATTTTCATGCGCAGTCGCGGCAAATAATCCCTGGTACATCGTATCGATCCTGAACCAGACTTCCTCGATTGCCAGTGCTACACTTTCAAACAAGCTTCTGATTCTCGACCCGATATTAAAATTTGTAATTATCTGGTTAAGCTCCAGGAATTTGTTGCGGATCACCTCATAAATATCATTTGCATACTTCATGCTGCCATCTCCATTTCAAATGGGAATACCAGATTCCCGATCACCTGGCCATTCACTGCCTTAATCGTTGTTCTGATATAAATTATTCTACCCTCATCGAGAACCTCGAGTTTTGTAACTTCATCAACCCGGGGATCCTTTAAAATTTCATGTTTCACTTCGATTGCCAGGGCATCCTTATCTTCCTGCCCCATGGGCATACTAACCCTATCGGCAAGACCTGCGCCAAAAACTTTATGCAGCAATAATTCACCTTCACTGCAGAGCATTCTGTCCAGAAGATTTGCGCTCAAACAATCCCTGCCTTCAATGACATCGATGTCGCCATTTGTCACCTTTAAATCTCCATCATCATCCAGAGCAAGATCAGAACCTAAGTACTTCATCCTATCCATCCTGATCCGCCGGGCATTTCTCCACTAACCGGCCCGGCTGATGTGTTTAGCATTCCTGTGATCGCTTTGAATTTAACATTCTTCATCATAGTATCACTGCCACCGGCAATCGCCTCGACACCTTCGATAACTTCTTCCTGTCTGGTCCCGTTAGAAATCTCATTACCCTCATCATCATATTCGATAAAAGGATATGGCTGAGTCAAAATTGACGAAGGACTTATATAAATGATGCCGAGCTGAGCCGCGATCGTCTGCTTCATCGCCTCAAAAATAGGTTGACCTCGTGATGGATGTGCTGGCATTATGATATCCTCCTTTCAAAACAGAAGTTCTCTTGCATAATTCTAACGGGCTTTATCGCCCTATCCCAGGCATAACCCACCTCCTTGTTTAGCAAAAAATTATTTCTTAGTAAAATAATGATCACTTATTAAATCCTTTGTTGGTGGCGGCTCGGGTGTCCCGGATAATTGCCCCGGTGATGTGCAGCGGACTGTCAATTCGGATAAATATTTTAACAACTTACCGCCCAGAGCCAGAGGTTGACTCGCACCATCCTTACCAATAAAAATCTTATCGCCCTTTATAAAAATTTCATGCTCTTGCCCAATGATCTCCATATCCCCATTTTTTCGTATTACAATCTTGGTCCCGCTTTTATGATGAGATATTATTTCGTCTTCAGTAATCTCGGGTGGCATGTCTTTACCGTATAATCTTGATATCACAATTCCCTGACCGCTCGGATCTCCGTCCGGAAAGCAGATAAAAACTTCATCATCGATATTCGGTGCTTTTGCCTCGCCAAAATTATTGCCGACATATCCTTCACCGATTCGCAGCCAGTTAGTGATCATGCCGGTAGTCAGAATTTCCGCCTTAACCATATAGTTTACAAAATCGATTTGCTTAACCTTGCCAATCGCAAAAAACTGTAGTTTTGCCAGAGCCCTCTTAATTTCCTTTTGTATCTGTGCTATCATGATTCCTCTACAGTTTTTGCCTCAGTCAAAATCTTGCTTGCAAATTTCAGTTCAGTGGTGAATCCAGAAAGTTCTTTATTATGTATTACATCGGTCACGTAAAATCTATCAGCCAATTCAATCCCCTTAATCTCGATAGCATCGCCTGGGTCCATTTCAGGATCAACCGGATACATTAAAACCCCGGTCATAAGTTCGCGGGAATAATCACGCAGCAATGCCTCAGCCCGGGCTTTGACTTCAGATTTGCTTTTGAGTGTAAAATCCTTGGCTGTAACGAGTTTATAGCTCGACCTAGTGCGCCTCGAGGATTCCGCAGTATAGCTGATTCTTCTTTTTGCCTTCTGACTGTATCCTATCATCCTCACTTTTAATGCCAGGGACAATGTTTTATCCTGGTCAATATGCAATTCTGCCGGCACAATCCCTTCTTTTTTATTCAAAGCAAATACTCGTTTTATCTGGGAGGGGATCTTCCTTAATTTAAAAATAATCTTTTTATCCTTGGTAACGTATGCATCAAACCCTTCTTTTTCATTAAGAGTTCTCACAACTTCCCAGACCGATGTTCCTTCGGCATATAATTTTTCTTCATAATATTCATTGCGCGTAGCATCTACTTCACTGGTAAATCCATAATATTTTGCAATCTGCTGAACAATCTGGGAACCGGTTTTGCCAGAAAATCTGCGTGCCAGATCCTTGCTTACAATTTCATCAATCAATAAACCAGTATAATCCCTGCCTGTAATATTGATCACCTGCTCCGGCACATAAGAAAAACCTGCAGCATCCACAAATCCTTTAAAACAAACTGTCCCGACAATTTCAATCTCGATCAGCTCACCGCTCGTGCCATAAAAAATTTCCGTATATCTGTCTTTATGATTATCAATCTCAAACTCAAATATATCTGCTTCGGCTGTAGTATTCTTTTCTATTCTCAATCTGCGTACTTTGGTAATCTCTTTGTCATCCAGAATAATTTTAATCTCTTTACCCATGATCACTCCGGTATCAGTAATGCCTGACCAACTTCAATCGAAGTCGGGTCAATAATATCATTTGCACCGGCAATATCCTGCCACCGCACATAACTTCCATAGAAATCCATTGAAATGCTCATTAGTGTATCATCACCCATCACAATATAGGTCTGTTCTTTTTTGGGAATCGCATTTGCCGAAGTATACATAAACCCGGATTCATTCTGAATTATCTGGGCATATTGATATACGAATTTCAGCATCTCTTCAGCTGCCGAATAATTCCGCTGCGGCGTATCGAGGATCTTCTGCGCCTCGGCTCTGATAACCTCACATTGCAGACCGATCAAACCGAGTTCGAATTTCAATAAATTCAACTGGTTATATGGCAATTCAGTAAGACGCCTGATCCCCCTGATAATATCCTTGATATTACCTAAGGCACCTTCAATTTGCCATATCGCATTATGCACGTTTGCCAGGGCATTCATCAGAGAAAATCCTTTTGCCTTTAATTTTAGTGTCGCAATATATACCTCCATTCTATCCGGTCCATACAATTCAGGTTGCGGCATAAATACAAAAGATTCGGGTTCTGAAACCTCGACCATGTCCAGGGTATATCGTATATTACCCAGGGGCAAATGATTCCAATTAAAATTCTGTATCCTGACCTTCCAGGAAGCATCACTATCGAGTGCAAAAATTATCTCCTCGCCTTTATTTTTTATCTCATCCAGAGCAAGTGCCTGTGTAATCCCACCATCCTTCTTTTTGAAAATGCTGGTCAAATAAAATCGCTTTGGTCCAGGTCCAAAATCCTGAAACACATCCTGAGTATCAGGCAATTCGATCTGGGCAATTTTCTGTGGTGATTGAACTGACAGACTATCTGGTAAAGGTTTCAGACTTATATCGCCGACCTTAATGTTCATTATGGTTGTCTCTTCCCTTCTATTTTCATCACCCGATTAATCTCCTGTATTAATGCCCGTGCATAACTGCGTGCATCCATCTGTGCTGACCCGGTTGCTGCTTGTGGTAAAATGATATCTCCAAAATAATTTGTTATTGTAGTACCGCCACCGCCTGCCATTGACTTTGGTTTTATTTCCTCACCTTCATGTACGAATGCCCAGCCAGTTTTAGGTACACGTGCCGTGCCGGTTTGAAACCCTTTCCAAGATTCCTTTGCTTCTTTTTCTCTTTTTTTAATATCTTCTTTGCGTCTTCTTTCTTCTATTTCGGCTTCAGTAAGTTCATAAGCTTTTTTAGGATAAAATAATCCTCCTAATGGGATTGGTGTCGCAGATGCCCTAAATTTAGCTTCTGATTCACGTAATTCCTTTTTGCTTTCTTCAACAATTATTCTAATTTCTTTTTCTTCAAATCCAAGCCTCTCCATTTTTGCAAAAAATTCCTCTAAACTATATCCTGCTTTTTTTGTTGATTCTACTTGAAATAAAATAAAAGTTTTCAGCTCTTCATTTGTTAATTCCGCTTTTTTTCTTATTTTATCCCAACACTTTGCGATTATGTCAGTTTCATTCTCCCATTTTTCACCTAAATCAGCGCCTGTTAATGTCGCTAAAAGCCTTTGTACCTCCTTATCAAGCCCGGGTATTTGTCTTAGCAAAGTACCAATCTCCCAGCCAATAAATGCCGCAGCACCGACTGCTGCTACTCTGCCAAGAACTCCAACCAATGCTCCACCCTTTGATCCCAACCTACCCATTTTCATTGCCTGGGTTCCTGCTGTTGCTGCACCTATACCCATCTGTTTATTAAGTGCCGCTTGCGCTGTTGCTGCCAGAGCCGCCTGAGTCTTCCACATACCGAGCACGCCAACCATGGTCAAAGCCGGTCCGATTGTCTTGCCAATTTCTGCCGCCATACCAATAATGCCTAATGTAGTACCGGTAAATGCCTTAGCATGAGGGATTTCACCAAGCACATCCACGAGTTCAAGCACACCTTTCTTTAAACCTAACATCACCGGTGCTGCTTTTCCACCTAATTCAATGCGTAAATTTTGCCACCTGTGTTCTTGCATTTCCACCTCTGCAGACAATGTACCCATTCGTTCTTTAACCATTTGTGCAGCAATCCCTGATTCTTGTAAAAAAGATATATTTTCTCGTAATTCATCACTGGTTCCCATCAATATCTTAATCAGCTTTGAACCTTCTTCACCTAATGCCTTATTCAGTAAAATAGTCCGTTTGATCTCGCTCATCCCTTTTAATCTTTTTTCAATATTCTGGAAAATATCCGACATGGGCAACAATTTGCCACTCGCATCAGCTATTGTAATCCCCATTTTCTTTGTCGCATCGGGTAATTCTCTAATAAATGCCATGAAAGCCGTTCCTGCCTTCGTCGATTCAATGCTACGAGAATTCAACATTCCCAAAATTGCAATTGTATCTTCAAAAGGTATGTTCATAGATTGAGATGCTGCCGTTGCATATTGCATTCCTGCCGCCAGAATATTACCAGTCATTGTGAATTTTTTTACTGCGCCAGATAAAACATTCATAATCCGTTCGCCTTTTTCCAGAGCACTCATATCCCATCGTCGTCCAAAAGTATTCATAATCGACCCGAATAACGCTGATGTCGTATCCAGATCACCGATTGTTGCTATTGCCGTGTTCGATACGGATTCCATTAAATCCATTGCCGTATCGGCTTTCAGCCCTGAAGACATCAGATTATATGCTACATCATTGATTAATTCTGAGGCACTATATAAAGATCTCGTTGAAACATCCAAACCTTTAGTTCTCCATGCCTCCATTGCTGCTTGGTGCGATTTAAATCCTCCAATATTTCGCAATACTACAGTCCCGATTTTTCCCATCGCATCACTAAAATTTATAGCATCTGTAGTCATCTCCTGAATCTTGCCAGATATTTGTCCGGAAACTACGGACATTGTTGCGCCAACTGCGGTAATAGCCTGGAATCGCTTCATCGATTTTTCAAAAGCGTCGGCTGATTTTGTTGATGTTTTGCGTAGAATGCCCAGATTCCGCTGTGCCTTTGCCATGACACCGGAATACATATCTTTGGCAGCAAGTACAATTCCGACTGTGAAGGCTTCACGCATCGCCATGCTTAATTACTCCTAACTTCTTATCTTCTTTAATAATCTCTACCAGGGCATCTCTTTCATTGAGAGACATCTTCAAAATCTCATCTAAGCTGTAACCACTGGCTTGGGCGATTTGCCTGAGGTCTTCCCTGAATCGAAAAAACTTTTCAGATCCTTCATTTCTTCGGCAGTCAGTGTATTGAATTCATTATATGCAAAAAGCAAAGCAGTTAGGTCTTTATTCGAAAGTTGTAATAATTGTTCATATCCTTTTACCGATTTCATCCCTTCGATTTCAATTATACAACTGGATATCTCTTCCCAGGGAACATTTGTTTTTTCATCATCGCTTTTACCAATGAACCTTCTTCTTGCAGCGAGCTGGTCCAGACCAGTGGACTCTCGCATCTTCACCTTTTTGCCACTCGGCAATTTAAATTCAATCTCTCTCATAAAACCTCCTTGTCTCCCCATCCCCTTGTCACCATGTCTTTTAATACGGCCGGGCAGGGCTCTCCTGGTGGCAAAGAGAACCCTGCCTTTTCCTGGCTTGCCCTTGGTCAATCCTGGTTATGTCAAAACTTCCATATCCTCAGCCACCCAGTCAATATCTTCAGTTACCGGTGCACCGCGTGCAATAGTCTCTCCGCTTTTTGTGAACAGAACTTCTTTGTATAACCGTTGCTCAATTGAACCATCATTATATTTTTCCGTAACCAAAATCAAATGTCTTGGCGGATCCACATCTCCGGGATGTGCAAGATCCCAGATAATATGCGCAATCGTTGGATCATAAACACCGCGTTTCAATGTTCCTGAGTACTTAAATCCTTCAACCAGATATTCAGTTTTTCCGTCAAGTGTTTTATGTTCTAACATCTCGATTTCACTGGGTAGAGTAATCTCATCCCATTTACCGCAGTCGACCGGTCCATCAGGACCAATTATCTGGCCAGTAACCTGTCTTGATACTATAGCTCGTTTTGGCATTATGCACCTCCTTCAGTTGTAGTAACAACATTAGGTCCAATCTCAGCTTCGAACACAATGAAATCCATCACGTTAAAGAGTTTTACACCGTAGCGGACAACACATTTACGTGCTGCCTGAACTGCAGGCGGATTATTTTCTTCATCACATTTGACAAAGAATGCTTCAATCCAACCGGCAAGCTGCAGATTTCTAAACCAGTTTACAATCCCGCTCGAGAGCGCATCACGATTCTCCGGTGTAATAGGCAATGATACAGCCCAGCCAAATGAATCCTCAATCGATTCCATGATGTAGTCAGCCATGCGTCTGCGGTACACCTGGCTCAAATTTACATTCGAAGAACAATTAAGCCCATTCCGAATCCTGATACCACGAGTGCCCCACCAGTACGTTGGTGAAATCTTGGAATCCTGCAAAGAAACCAGATCAGCACGTGAAAGTTGACGTTCCAAATCGATTGCTCCGTATACTGTATGATTACATGGCGAGAGATATGCATCGATGCGTGACATGACCCCGGCTCTGAATCCTGCTGGTCTAAAAGATCTCTGAACCTGCATTATTGGGTCGTATGCTACAACCCAGGGGTAAACAAGAACTGCCCGGTCTGTATCGTATGCATCGCCAATCGCTTTTACCTCGGTCACAGTCTGATATATAGATGGATTCAGCACGGTTTGACGGTCACCCATGTTTTCGCAGTGAGTGATTTGCGATGTCCTGGTTGAAGAATCATCTTTGTCTGTAAACACAATATTGATATCGTCTTCCTTCTCCAGAATATCAATACCCGCTGGAGTGCCGCTGCCAACATAATCTGGCTCAACACCGCTCACCAGATCAAACGTACCAGTTGCCGGTAAATGGCCAGGTGGTGTCTCATTGCCCGGTGTGAGATCCTCAACAGAAACCATTTTGCTACCATTCGCCTCGTCATTGAGAATGGTCGGGAAGTAACGCGCTGCAGTCGTAACAATCGAAAGATTATCCCAGGTTTCCACGTATTCTTTATCCACACCTTTTTCCTGATAATAGAATTTGAATGTTATCTTGAATGTATCAGTGATTGTCCCGTCGGCAATGATCACCTGAATTCCTGCTTTTGGTGATGCTACATAATTTGCAAACGTGCCGTCAACCAGTGCCGTGACTTTTATCTTGTCATCGGGCACGCCACGGTCTACAAGCGTCACGTTCGCTGCAGTACCCTGGACCCTGACCACATTCAGAAATGAACCTTTGTTTTTGAAAAACCAGTAAGCATCGTATGCTGCACTGCCAATCGCCAGCCCACCGAGATACTCGACAAGCTGTTCCCAGTTTCCGCAAATAATGTTCGTATTCACATCGCCCTTTTTGAACTTACCGACCAGTGATCCCTTTCCAGTACCAACACCTTTAACCGGTGCCCCTGATGGAGTTATCTCCTCAGTATAAACATCTGGCAAATCTAAAGTTACCATTTAATCCTCCTTATTTTCCTTTACTCTTTTTTGAAGTAGTGGATACTACTCTGCGATTTTTAATCTCGTCTTTGACCTCTTCAATCCACTTCTTTTTCAACGCTGTTTGAACTTCCTGGTTATCTGCCGGCACATCACCATAGCCGACCACTGTGTGATAACCCTTCTTATCTTTATAGGTGAACTCAAGCAAATTCACCTTGACTTTAATTTTATTGCTCATAATTACCTCCAATTTTATTTTTCTCCGTTTCATTAATTTAACACCTCCGGGAATTCACTCACATTCCCTTGATATTCAACCGTTCCTTTTTCCGTAATCACTGTTTCGGTTAGTGTCCCGGACAAAGGAATCGAAATAATTTTTTCAAAAACCCGCTCGCCTTCGGGATCAGGCGGGACATTTTTAAAAGAAATTTTACCTACTTGGTATTCCTGATTTTCTCCAATACAGGGCAGATCACGCATCCCCTTTAAAAATTTAATAAATAAACGATGTAGCATAATTCTCTTTTTTGTTGCCAGGTGAAATGACAAAATCATATCTGCTTCGGCTACTGCATATTCCAGAATAATCTTATCGCCATCTTCTCTTGTCGATTCCGGATTACCGTCTTCGATCCATTCAATAATATCTCCATTGTCAATCATTACCGCGCCCATTGGATAACCATATTGCTTTTTCCACTTCGCATCCGGCACACCGATTGAAACATGAATGTTTAATATCTTCTCAATCGTCCTTTTTAATTGGCGCTCGACATCTTCAAATACTTCGCCAGCAAATTTGTCAAGTATATCTTCAGACATTAATGACCCCTTATTCTCCGTATGAAAATTCCCTGCACTTCTTTAAAATGTTCCCTGCATGCCGGTTCAATATATGACCGTTGTGGGATTGTAATATTTTTAGATCTACCTGCAGTCTTGGTCCCGAATTCATGCACCGGAGCATAGCCTAAACTACTGCCGACAACTCCCCTCGTTTCGTCAGCTTCGCTGTGAATAGATCTCATAAGTGTACCTTTGTCATATAAAGGTTTACTGTCCTTCCTGTGTGCCAGAGTTGCTGGTTTCAATGCTGGCCAATCAGCTCTACCGTGCTCGATATTTTCCTTTGCCGCACGTTCGATTATCAATGTAGCATCCTGCATTGCCTGTTTAGTTCTCTGCTGTAATTTATTCTGCATCATACTTAGAGCTCTTCTTGTCTCATTAAAGCCAAAAACACTTTGCATTGATTGGTCCTTTTCTTAACCATCGTTTAATCCAGTGCCATGCCAGAGCGCCTATACCAAAATGAATTCCCATAACGACCCAGACATTCGTGGGATACGTGATCGATAAAAATGTCCAACCTAAAATAAGACCGAAAGGCACGCACAACGCAGGCACCTGCCATGAAAATTTAATGAAGTGCAATAGCGAATAGATAATTACGGAAATAATCAATCCCGTTCTATTGGGCAAATAACCGAGTATCAATATCTGACATCCAATCGTTTCAACACCGACTTGCTTTATATACCACCATGCTGTTTTTTTAATTTTTTGCAGATCCATATCATGTCTCCTATATTATCGTGGCGGCAATCATAGCACAAATACTGCCTGTTGTATTCGCTACAATGTCCTTTTTGCTCGCACCGGTAACCTTAATATCAACGTTTTTCAACACAGGAAGTTTCTTAGCTATTTTTCTGATCAGATTTGTACCCACGAGCCAGCAATCCCATAACCACTCGTAAAGCCAACCCCATGTTTGGCTGATGCCGTATGCCACAATATAAGTTCCCCGCAATTTGATAGTGATATAAGTAATTGCAAAGTGTAGTATGAAGTGACAGATTTTATCAAATGCAATCCATTTGCCTTCATCCTTTGTCCAGAAAAAATTCACTGCGCACTCCTTATGATCAACCGGGCAATCTTCATTCCACGTAAAGGTGCCTCTTTTAATTTATCTACCTCATAATCGAGCCCTCTAATCGTCAGAATATCACTTGACTGCACATCTACTGCATCCGGGATATGTACTATTGCCTCGGCATGTTTATCCTCGCCAAACATTTCCCGTAGCATCTGTTCTGTAATATCCCAGAATACCTTGCCTCTGAATTCGATCGTGTCATACTGGTCTTCGGATTCCTTGACCACTTCACCAAAATCTGAATCATACGAATCTGGCGGCAGCACGGTCTTTAATCTTTTCCTGATGATCATCTCACCAGAACCCTCGATAACTTCTTTTGAACATTCTTTGATCCAATCTTTATCTTTATCTGTGATCATAGTTTTAAACTCGCCTCAATCATCCATTTATCCATAGTCCTTACTACACCAATCGAAATATTTGAAATGACCTGAAAATCACAACCGACTCCCGGACCACACATAGCAACATATCCACATAACCCGAATCGCCAGATTTCCACAACCCTGATTTTAAGACCGAAATGAACTTCAGAAAAATCGGTTATCCCGGTTAAATGAAAGGTTGGCTTGAATCGAATTATCGGTGGCGGGATTTTCACAACTTGCAACTGCACATCTTCAGGAAGATCGTAAACCATTTCACCGCCCGGGATTTTTAATCGTATAGTATCCTCGCTCGGTGGAATAGTAATTTCCAATATCGGCTTATCATCAGTGCCAAAGAGTCGTGATTTGGTGATCATGTCTTTTGGCTTACCCCATATTGGATCAATTTTTTCTGATATCGGCGCGATGATATCCTGGACCGTTTTCTGGCATCCCCGTATTCCTGAAATCACCAACCAAATGACAATCAATATCCCGATTATTACCGCGACCTGAGATATTTTTCCGATTAACCGCACACAATCCCCCTGTTTGCGCACAGTACCCGTTTACTTTCGTTCACATTTTTTCTTATCGTAGTTTGTGTCGCAATTGGGCTAAAACCGCACAGAACCCCTGAAAACGCCGATTTCGTAATATTGCTCATTCGTCATCATCCTCTTTCTGGAGCTGGAATGTATCGACCTTGCTCGGTAATCTCTCTTTTAAGCTTTCCCAGAGAAATTCATGCATCTTCATGAACATTTTAGGAGTCATGGTTTTGTCCACTGCTTCGGTTGCCTGCTGGTATTTAAAAAATGTAGCACTATCTGTAGCAAGACGCAAGTAACAGGTACAGAGGGCAAGCCCGACAATTAGCCCGTCGTGCTTGCCCTCAACAAGGGAATACTCGCTTTCTGCAGTCTCAATGAACTCGAGTAGATCAGAATCCTCGAATGCGCTAACCTGACTTCCTAATCGCCTTTTTAATTTATCAATCAGCATAATTTATTCCTAATATCCTGATCCCCTGATATTCTGATATCCATCTCATTATGTATACGTGATTTTCCTGCCGTATTTGACATCGAGAATAATCCCATTCATTCTGAAATACCACGCCTTTGCTTCGGCATCCAGCATAATATCTTTATCTTCCTCAGTGCGCAAAGCTTCTCTTTCTTGAAGTATGAATCGTTCCTTGGGTATCAGCACATACGCTTTAAGATCTGTCTCTAACAAGTATGCTGTATCAATCACATCCGGAATCATGGTCAATCTCTCACCGCGCTGACCAGTAACCATTGTATCTTTAATCGCCTCTAGAATTAAAGCCAATTTTTCAGGCGTGCATACTACAACCGGTCTCTGGTTTGGTTTTAACTTTTTAGCTCTTTTTAATGCTGCGTATGCCAGATTTAGAGTATGAATCCAGCTTGTCGCATAATTGATATTTGTCCATGAAGCCGCAGTAATCAATCCATACATAAAGGTTGCCTTGGCATCAAAAGCCGCAATCTTTGCCTGGCGGATGACGTCTTCCATTTTCCATACTTCATTATCATCAATCCACTCGCGGTGGAATCCAAATGCCGCACCCCATTTCAAATTCGGTACATAATCTTTGGCATGCGTGATTGTTCCGAGTTTAGGTTTTTCGCCGAGTTTTAATTGTGAAAATGTAATACCTGCTTCTGCCTGTTCATAAGTTTCGCCTGCTTTGTCCGACTGAACCGTGCGGAATATCTCAAGATACTGAGTGTCTGCTGGCACCTCAGGAATAAAAATTTCTTTTCGCTTAAGCCCAACACCCGCTCCAGCCCCTGTACCATAAATCGTGATATCTCCAGCCGAAATATATTCTCCGCTCAAAAGTTTTTCAATCGGGAACTTCCTGATCATCTCCGCAGTTATCACCCGTTTAACTGGATTAATCGCTTGCCCTTCGCTGTCATAAAACCCTTCACGCAGATAATTAGTGATTGCCTCACCGGCAATCTTCCTTTTTTCGGGATCAGCGAAAATTTCTTTAAGGTTGACCCCTTTCTTAAATATTAACATCAATACCTCCTTGTTAGTACATTTCTGGCATTAGTATTACAATCACTGTGGTAACACCGTTTCCTGAAGCTTCGTATGCCTTACCGATTTTTGTTCCGGCTGCGAATTTCTGTACTTTGTTCTTTGATACGTATTCAATGAAATCACCACTCGCAATTACCTCACTCGCAGAATTCTTGACCAATTCGAACGCTCCGCGTATATGCCCCATCCCAGTCTCAGTATTGGCTATATTATCTACGCAGACAACATGCCAATTACCCAGTACCTTTAAATCACCGGCAACAAGATCTTCATCTGCCGTTACCAGAACGGTTTCTACCCGTCCCCAGAGTTTTTGATTCATAGCCATGTTATGCCTCCTTCTTATCGTTCAGCAGTCTTTCCTCGATGAATTCCGAACCTGGTTTCTTTTCGTCTCCTGCTCCACCCACAATTGGCATACCTGGTTTTTCGAGTTTACCCAATTTTTCTTTAACCAGTTTCCAGTTCTTATCCAGTTCCTCAGTCGTCTCGCCCTGTAGTAAATCACCGGCAATCTCCCTGATTTTCTCATCTTGAATTTCAGCAAGAAGTTTATCCCGGTGAGTATCAATAACCTGCTTTTTCAAATCCTTATTTTCCTGTTCCAGTGTGTCGCGGGCTTGCTTGTCTTTTTCTTTTTGCTTTTTTGCCTCTTCTGATTCCTGCATCTCTGATTGTATGGATTCAACGAGATCCGGCCTTACGGTCTTGATCTCATCCTTGGTCAAAGCTGCGAGGATTTCTTCTTTTGTTGGCATATCATCCCCCTTATTTGTTTTCATTTCTTTGCCGACCTCGACTACCTGGGCGCCTTCGATACCTTCCAACCCGGCATTCCCCCAGTCAGTTGAGATCATCTTAATCTCTTCAACATCATAATATTCCCCCTGCTGAATTAATTTATACCAACCCAGCACGCTCACCGGCATTGGCCTCTCTGCTTTGAGGCTCAATGCTACATCCTTGCGCAGGATTTCGTATTGAGGAGGAATATATCCTTTTAAATATAGCCATTCACCGCTGATCACACCGCCGATCCATACTGTAACCGGCTCGCGATAAACAGTACTAATATCTTCTTCTTTAATATGGCCCTTATGACCATAAAATGGCAATTGCCCCAGAACCTGTCCCAGATTCTCCATCGAATAGTTTTTCTTGTTTCTTGACTTCCCAATGTGTAATGCCTTTACAATAGCGAAGAATGGATCTGGATCGCCCTCAGTTAATTTCTTAATATCAACACGTGATTCAATTGCGATCTCTTCGCCGCACAACTGCCCAATTTCAAAACCAAAAATTAAATTATTCTTCATCTCACACCTCACACCAAACTAATCCCGGTGATATATATAAACTTGTCAGTTTGTGGCTCCAGATATAATTGTGTATAAGGTAGCATGGTACAAATCGAAAGCGCCGCATCCGTGCCAGTCTTCAATTCCACACCCGAAGATTTTGCCTTCAGCGTATATGTGTATGCCGCGCCGGTTGTAGCAAATTCTGCATATACTGCCTGCTGGTAATCTTTTTCAATCTCGATTGCATACGTATTTTGCTCTGCGCCGATTCCACAGCGAACCTGGTGATCATCGAGCCTGATCTGATTAGTAGTTGAAACCCAGAGATAAATCTGTGTACTTACATTTTCATCTGTTGGGTCTACCTGGTAAATCAACTCAGTTTTGGCAAGTGTCCCGCCTGCACCAATCTCAAAACCGCTCGATCTATCCACGACTAATTGACCATCAACATAAATCTGATAATAAATAGTCTGCGGATTACTGCCATCGAGATTGGTAAAGTTCAAATCCACCTGTCCCGCGATTCGCTTTACCTTACATTCATTACAGGTTGATTCTTTTATCTCGTATGGGATCGATTGGTTCTCAGTAATCTGGGGACTGCCAGGCTTCGAGGTATCCGCAATTGTTAAATTATCGGTTTGAACACCCGTGTCTGCCAGCCCCAATTTTGCTTCTTTAAATTGTAGCATTATACCTCCTCTTTATTTTCTGGCGCCCTGTACTTATCCGACGCCTTTTTTTCATTCTCGATTTTTTCTTTTTCCTTATCCGGATCATCAATAATTTCAGGCAGCGATGTACGCGCCGTCTCATTGCTGATGATCTCTAATTCCTTCAAAATAGAAACTGCATGTGATTTTTTCTCGAGTATCTCGGCATCCTCTTTTTTATCCGCCTCAAAGATTGGACCCCATTCGATTTCAGTAGCATACGTTTTAAACGTAGTGTTTTTGTGATATTCCTCCATTTGTAAAATAATTTTATTTGCCCGCTGCAATGCCTTGGTCCAGATAAGCCTGCGCCTCTGAGTCTTCCGCTCGACCGGTGCTCTCTGCTCTTTGGTCGATGCATGCGCTGCCTTCATGTGCACGCCCATTAAATATTCCGGGGTCTCTGATTGTATCACTATGTTATAGAATATTATTTTCAGCAATTCAATCATATTGCTATTTGTCCGTTTCGATTCCAGAAAATATGCAGGTGAATCTTTGGGCATAAAAAGACCCATACCTGACTGCCACTTTCCTTTGGTCTCGAGCTTCTCTTTGAATTTCTTAAAATCTTTAATCCCCTCAAAAATAGGGATTGGCGATCCGTGGTATTCCTCAGTCGTTACGCCTTTATCAAGAAGTTTCTCATACTTCTCAATCAGATCAAATAATGCTTCGTCAATTTCTCCCGTGCCCAGATCTTCATCTGAAAAACATGTCTCGGCAATGTGTACGATTGGCAAAATTTTATAAGGATTTCTGCCTTTCAAATTACCCTGTTCTATCCTGTTCACCAGTATCTTCCATTCCTTTTCTGTAATCGTTTGTTCTATCGTTGTATTATTAATTTTAACTTTAATTTTCCAGCCAATAATCAACCAGGGTTGTTTCTTGTCGTAAATCGGCTTGATCGCTCCCGGATGTATTGCTTTCACTGTAGTATTATCATCTTCATTAATATATTCAAAACCAAGATACGTATTCCCGAAAAGAGCGCCTTCTGTACCTGCCTGCAAAAGTTCCTGCCGATGACTACTCCAGAAATCATTCAAAAATTCCTGGGCATTCTCATCATCACAGACAATCTCAAACCAGTTAGCAAATAAAAACGAGGCGGAAACATTGACAATGGTACGAACCTTTTTCTTTTGCCGGTATGCATCCTGCAATTGGTCATAATCATATCGTTTCAAACTCCTTGACTTCGGAGTAAAAAATCTCCAGAAATCGAAAATCTCGGTTATCTTTTTTAAGCTTTCACCGAATAAGCCGAATAATTTAAACCTCATATATTGCTCCTCATGCTCTTCGACTCAATTTATTCCAGAATTCCATAAACCCGCTGCCGGTCTTTGATAGAATATTGGGACCAATTCTCATAATGCCACCCTGGGCATCTTCCAGATGCTTGGTGCCGGCAAGCAAAGCATCAGGATGGTGATCATCTTTTTTCACAATCTTACCATTCTTATCTCTGCGCCAGTTCACCAGCTGCTTTCTAACTTTTTCTAAATGTCTGGGCGCCTTGAATAATTCTCTTTCAAATATATACCTGAGCCACCCTGCCCCGGTTTCTTTATATGATACAAAAGCAACTTCTTCCACGTCAAACCCCTCGCTCTTCAACTGGCTGTTTTCAAATGGATGAGAGGAATCCGCATACACCTTTTTAGTCTTCAGTATCTCGCTCTGACCTTTTAAATATTCGATTATCAAGGGGAGATTGACTTCAATAAATTCTTCGCTGTCAATCAGCTGCACTTCTTTGCCATCCCGCTGCAGACTTTCGATTGCTGTCATGCCTTTGAATCCCCAGTCAATGCCGAACCAGGAATCAGCCGAAGGTATGATCTCGATGCAATCATTATCAAAAGCCTTTTTAACTTTATCGATGGGTAGAACCGACCCTTCGCCCGAAGGTCTCCAGCCCATATCCTCAACCTCAAACCACTCTTTTGGCGATTCGATAAATGCCTGTCTGATCTCCGGAATACTCAGCCATCCGCAGCCAAGCTTTGCTTTTTTCTGGCAATAATTCAAAAAATCCTTTTCCAGTTTTTTGATATCCGCACGTGCGCCATAATATGCTTTTAAACACGCTTCACAATTATCTTTGCATTTTTCTGCTACATCGAACGAATCCCATTCATACATCTCGTATCCGTATTTTTTATGATTATCCACCAGGTCAGCAAAAGTGCCCATTACTTTATGGAACGTTGACAACCTGATAATAATTGCTGGCTTGGCATCCTTGACTATTTTCAATGCTGAGCGGACAATCCTCTCTTCCATCTCTGCTTCTTCATCCATGATCAAGAGCATACCCCTGCCTCTTGCATGCAATCCTCTGATTGCTTTGGTCGATGCCGGTGATGCTTTTATCCAGTTGCCCCATCTGCCTTTAACCAGGGTTTTCGTTTCATCCGGAATATAATCAACAATCTCAGGTTCGCCTGTGATGTCCTGGACATATTCAATGCTGCGCAACCCCTGTTCTTTACTACCCGCAACAATTCCCACATTCCACTTCTTAAATAAGAAAAATGCAAGTCCTAATCCTGCCGCAAGCATAGTTTTACCACCACCACGGCATGTTTTTATTACTGCCCTTGTTACTTTTTCTGAATATATATCATCAAAAAATTGCCTGGGTTTATCAGGGAAACTGTAGCCAAATTTTCTTAAAAACGGGAGAGGTTTATTTTTATACTGTTCGACGATTCGATCACGTCTTAACAATTCCTCTTTGAGTTTTTCTAATGCTGTCCTTCTTATTTTTTTCTTAGTTCTCACTGCTTAATTCCTTATTAATCTGCTCGACAATCTCATCTTTATACTTATCCAGGACCATCCCGATTTTAGGATGGTCAAACAATACTTTTAAAACCTTTGACAGGACATCATCAATATTCAATTTCTTTGATGGCGGCTGCAATTTAAGAATAAGATTTGCCATCTGGATATATGCCGCAACCCCGCCTTCTTTGGTACGAAAGCTCAACACCTCTTGTAATTCATCACATGTCTCCCGCCACAGCTCAACTGTTTTTGCATGTAGCTCTGCCAATAGTTCAATCTGCTTTGCATCACTTTTCTTCTGCATCTCCTCGAGGATCTTAGCACGTCGTGGTTCCCAGCCTTCATTCTTTTTCCATCGAAGCAAAGTTTTTTTATTGACACCGGTCTCCTCTGAGATCTCATCAAAACTCGCATGCTGCACGTATAGCTGGAAAGCTTTTTCCTTAACATCGATTGCGTAACTCATTAGTGTAAATCATCCTCCTGCAAGAGCGTATAAGTAAACGAATTCCCGAATTTTTTACGCGCCCTTTCACATAATGTCATGAAAAATGCAAAATGGTCTGGGTCTTGAAACACCTGACAACCTGCACTCCATTTGCCAACCTCCGTAGATACTTTATAAGCATTAGCGTGATGGATGTTAATCCCAAACATCCCGGTATCTTCTTTCATCCCGGAAGTATCAAGGATTTTATCACGGTTTGCATCACGGTATACGGTCACTGGCTTTTGTTGTTGTAAGGCTTTATAACCCTTATGATATCCAATTTTATAAGCGCCACGATATTGACCTGGTTTCAATACCGCTGTGCCTTTAACATTGCAAGGAGTTTGTCTGTAAAATGTGCCTGGATCCGCTGTAGCTGGAAAGACGAAAAAATTCCAAACTTGACCGGATAAATAAAAAACTGTTATCCAGTCATTAAATTTATTGGATGACATATCATTTGAGCGAATACCCACTATATTAAGATCATGCCCGTTCTTGTTAGAAAATAATACATAACCCTTCTTTAATATAATTGGTGTAATGCTATGCAAACCAAAACATGTTTTCATATCACTTCCTCTTCATCCCCTCAATCTCTTGTTTTAACTCCTCTGCCTCTTTGGTTAAAAATTCAATATATGATTTAGCGATAGAATCTCCTTTGCCTTCGAGATGCGCCTGCATCATTCTCATATTGGTTAGTGCATCGCGCTTTTGTTCTTCAATCAGCCTTTCATACATGCTATGTATTTTTTTACTTTTCCTCTCATTCTTTATCCAGAGTTTCCAGACCAACCAACTCAGAATCGCAACCGGCGCACCAACAATCTTAATGAGCTCTAAAATTTCCACCATGATCCACCTCTTTTATTTTTTATTACAATCTTATTTACTTATGGGATATGACTTCCCTTAAATCTGCCTGCCCTTGTAGAATCTCACTCATTTTCCTTCTTAACACCATCTCTCTTTGTTTCATGGCTGATTTAAGAAATGATGGATCCTTTATTGCCCTTTTGATATCCTCAAGATTTGCTTTCGCATTATCCAGAAGCAAATCAGTGTGTTGAACGAGTTCCTCAACCTGGGCATAATCAAGCTTATTCATGTGACCTCCTTTGCTTATTCTTAATAAAAAAGCCCCAATCCGATAAATCGGATCGGGGCTCACTTTCTCAGGCACCCCACCAAATCTTCCCAAATTTTAATTTGGTTGAAGATTTGAGTGTCCCGCCCCTTTATTAAAGGGGCGGGCTATTTATAACCGACTATTCGTCGGCTCTGTTTTTCAAAGAACGATTTTTTGGTATTTCCCTGGATAAAAAAGGATCCTCCTTCTTCCCGCCCTGGAAAATACCGTTTTGGAAGGTGAGTAAAATTTTCCCTGAATATTTCCTTCGTAGTTCCATCCTATACTCATCCTTCGCATCTTGTATAATAATAACGATAGTTTTAGAATTGTCAAGCTCTTTCTTCTTTTCATTTTTACTTTTACCTTTTAAATTTTCACCTGTCATGTAGCCACCCTTGGCGCCCAATCCCGCTTCCACATCTCACTGCCGATTATGATCATCTCCTTGCCCACTACAATTACCGCTACTACATCGCACGTGCAATTCGGATGGAATGGTATATGCGGAGCCTCATCAATATTAAAAGTCTGACCAATATATGGACCGCAAATCGGGCAATCAGTACCCTTACCAATGATCTTAACCTTTTTAACTCCGACTCCCCGGTAATAATACATCCGTCCTTCAGTATGAGCACGCGCCAATTCAGTTCGCACAATTACCCGCGCCCGCTGGCTTGCCGTTTCCATTGCGCCTTTAGGCAATCCCCTGCCAACCAATCTCTTCGCAATCTTTGGCACACCTTCACCATTGATAATACCGAGCCGAATCTGTGATTTAATCTTATTCCGCATCGTCTCGGTAACGTCTGTGATCAACTCAAAATTATAATCCTGCAAAAACGCAATCGCTTTTTTATCGAGCAAAGGAAACTTGCGATAAATCCCAACCTGCTCAGCCCCTTCTTTTACCCCGGATTTAAAAACCTGTATCAAGGGAATCTTATCTACCAATCTCTCTGCCAGGGGTCTTAATTTGACTTTTAATGTTCTATCAGGAAGTCGGGTCTTTTCGCCATCAACCAATGCATCGATTTCTTTTACCATCCCTCGCATCCATTTCAATCTATAAACTTCACTCGTTGGCATCTGACTGATCTTCTGCAACAACTTCCCTTTCACCGCGCCCAGAACCCGCTGTATATTCTTAAAGCTTTCCTTATTCGCAAAATCAATATCCATCACTCTACGCCTTTCGCTCTGCGCCATTCCTTTTCCACCATGTGCCGATACTCCTCCATAATTCTGCGTCCGTGTCTCTTATCCGGCGGCACCGATTTAATCACCTTTTTTAAAAAATTCACATCTCTAACTGAGAAAAATATCATTCGCCTTTTCTGTACTACATCAATCGATTCAATAGAATAAAGCAACCCTTTTTTAACCCAGTGCAAAATAGTACTTTTGGCAACATTAAATTCCCGTGCCACCTCACCAAGGGTCATGTACTCCACCATTATTATCCTCCTTTGTGTCATTGCGAGGCGACGCAGTCGCCGTGGCAATCTCATTTCTCCGTATCTCTGACTTCAAATACTCCATCAAATTACTCGCCAGGGTTTCAGTCAAATCTTCTAATCTCTTTGCGCCAAACTGTTCCAGGTAGCCCTCTAATCTTCCTTGTGTCCAGCCCGCATCATTCATTAAATAACCGATTCTATCACACTGTGCCGGCGAACATCCTACAATCATTCCCTCAGCACGCAGCATAGCATTGACTTTTTTATCTGCCCGATATCCACTATCCTGTCCCAGGGCTTTCATCAACTCATCAATAAAAACCATTGCCTCACGTTTTGTGAGATTTGATATATGTTCTTTGCCTGTCTGACTTCTCAAAAAAAAGTGTAACATCTCATTAGACCAACCAATCTGTCTTGCTGTAGCATAAATCTTTTTCATCTGTGGTTTGCTAATATTCATTTCTCTATCAATAATATTTGCTCTATCTTCTCGGCCGTAGCTTTATCAAAATCCTTGAGTCGTCCAAGAACGTGTTTGATTCTCGATAATAATTGATTTCTATAATGCCGTTTTTCTTCTTCAGTTTTCGGCACAAAATATCCATAAGGTGCCTCCATGCTCGAGGCAATCAAATGCCCCTGGGCAATAAGATCCCTTATCAATCTACGTACCATTCGTATGCTTGTACTTAATCTCTGGGCAAGTATTTTTGCTTTGACCGGCTGTGAACTTCCTGAAATAAATTCCCACAACATCTTCTCCATCTCAATAGTTTTTGGAGATTTCGATTCATTCTTCATAACTCCTCCTTATTCGCCGTTTCACCGTTTCTCCGAATCTCCGTTTCCCATATAACCCTTGCCGCTGCAATCTTATCATTATATTCCTGATAATGTTTTGCATACCTGCCCGCATAATAAAATCCTTTGCCATTGAATTCGCCGTGTTTCCAGATACAGTCCTTCAAGAACACACACCCGATTTGAATATTCGTTTCAATCTCAAACAAATCTTCATCACTATTAATATATATACCCAGGCTCCTGCCCACATACATCCCGGTCAATGGCATTACCTGCATCAACCCAATCGCACCAACATTACTTTTTGCTCGCGGGTTAAATTGTGATTCTACTGTGATCACAGCGAGAATCAATTCCGGATCCAGTTGACACCATAAACTATTCTCATAAACTGCCGCCAGAATCCTCTTTGCTATAATCCCTGACTTTGTATACTTCTCAACCGTCGGTAAATACTTATTAATGAACTGCGCCTTCGCCTCGTACTTGGATATCAACAAACCTACCTCATGCATTTCCTTTTGAAAATTCTGATCCAATTCTCCTACCCGCCAGCAAAAATATACTACACAAACCACCAAAAAAATAATATTAACTGCTGATAATATTTTATTCATCATTTTTTCACCTCCTCGCCGTCTCATCAATTCTCCTTTTTACAAATAATTTCTAACAACTCTTTTCTTGCTTTCTCAAACGCTTCAGTCGCGCTAAAAGGAAGATGTAAGAGTGCTGCTGCTTTATCTCTGATCTCCTGATTCTCTTTCTTCAACTTATCTATCTCTTGATGTAATGGAGTCGATTGTTTCTTCACCATTCCTCCTGATAGATTTTTTCGAAGTAATAAAAGTTCATTAATTTGTTCACGATGTTTGAGAAACTGTTTATAATCGGCGATTATAAGAACTCTACCATCCTGCAAATGAATATCCCCAACACCTTTACCGTGGCCACAGCACGAACCGCGCATATCAATGCATCCTCTTTGTAGCGCTTCTACAATTGGAGCTATACATGCATCAATTGCCTCATGTTTCATCCGCGCATATCCTGTACAGGACAAATCCTCAGGAATCTTCACTAATACATTTCTGGTTGTCCCCCATTTACACATTTATCATCTCACCCTTTCTGCTACCAATCCCGACAATGCCTCATTAAGCCTCTCCTCATCAATCTTGCCTCGGTACTTACCCTGTAATGCCATGTTCACTGTAGTCTTTGATTTACCCAATCTCTCTGCTATATCCTTTTGGGATATACCATATCTCTCCATCTGCGATTTCATATCATTTGCCCATACTCTATGACACATTGCTTTTGTAATTTTCGTCTCACCGAGATTATCACACCACTCTGCCATCAATGCTACAAGCGATGCAATCCGCAGCGGATTATGCAATCTCTGCCCAATAATCTCTTGAGCTTGAGTTTCAACCTTTACGCCTTCCCACCCTGCCACCCAGGTTACGAAACCCTTTGCTTCCGCATCAGTCAATCTTTTCATTTCAACCTTTCTTGTACGCAATGCTATCTCCGGCACAGTCCGCAACTTACCGTAAATCTCCGGCTGGCAGATCATCACAATTGAAAACAACCCCATTCTTCTGCCAAACCCCAGCTCAAGCAATCGTTTCAAAGCCCTCATTGTATTACGATGCAAAGCATGCGCCTCATCAATTACCAAGACAATTCGGTGATCCTTACTTTTCATGCCCAACAACCTTCGTAACTGCTCGGTTCTTGCCTCCATGTCCCTGCGTGGATCCTCTCCAAAAAATCTAATCATTGCCGCCATAATGCCGCCAATACGTAACCTTTCCTTTTCTGGCTGTTTTGCCCATACTACATAAACGCCTTTTGATTCTATGCGACCAAGGGCATCATACACAGCCACACTCTTGCCAACACCCACCTCACCAATAATCGCAGTAATCGATCCTTGATGATTTACTGCCCTTGCACACGCCTGGGCAACCTGCTTCAAACCTTTTGAATCAAAAATTTTATTCGGGTAATTTACTCTAAACATATTGTCTCCTTAATTCTTCCACATATTTCTTCTATGATTTCATTTGGGATCATACCATCATCTGCATTGGACCTCAGAATTTCATCAATAATCTCCCTGGTCGATTCTGGCATCTGCCCCAGGGGGATCCCCACAACCTCACTAATCTTCATCTTCGCCTCTAATAATGTCATCTTTGTATCCCTGATATCCTGATCCCCTGATCGTTTAATTTCCTGAATTCTATACGCCTTATCACTCTCCCGACTGTAATATTGTCCTGGACCAACAATCCCTTTTGCTTCAACAATTTCCTCTGCTTCTCTCTTATTCTTCTCCCAGAAAGTCAGCTCGGGTCTGTCAAAATCTACACCCATTACATTCGCCTTAATGCCCTCTTCCAGGGGACCAACAAAACCCACAAAAGGATGTTGAATCCATAGCTTACCATCCACATTAATAAATACATCAACCTTTTCATTCACAATATCAGAAATCCCGACCCAGTAAGCCTTGTTACCATAATAAATACACAATTCAGGATGCACTAATCTCTGTAATTCACCCACCGCGGTGAGATTCATAAATATTTCTTTCGGCGGGCATACCCTCAAATCATCCGGGTGGATCTCACACCACTTCTCAAATCTACGTTTATGCTCTACGCCTTTCGCGCTACGCCCTACGCTTTTGTTATTCTCGTCCACAGAAAATTCGAAAAGCCAGCGATTAAAATCTTCAATACTTGGCCAGTCCTTTGGATGCACCCTGGTTTTCAACATCGCCTCGAATCGCTGCACCTGTTGAAAACTCTTTTCAACCATCCCGGTTGCCCGCGCATTCCCCGGCATGTGCAAATACAAATTAATATTCAGTCGCTCTAATAGATTTCTGAAATATTTGGATCTAAAAGGACTGCCACGGTCGCAATAAATATTCCAGGGCAACCCGTGCATCGGGAATGTAGCATTCTTTTTTACAAATGCCTGATACAGAAAATCAGTGGCATCTCTGGTATTTTCTCCCAGCGCCTCGTATGCATACCAGAACTTGCATCCCGAATACATCTCCACATACGAACCCAGGATGATCTTTTTCTTCGGTTCTTTCTTTGATAGAACATCACGGAAATGTACTCGCATATTTTTCAAATAGAAACACTGTGCCACCGTGAAATCTACTTGAGACCAGGTATTGGGCCCCGGCGTCGTAAGCCGCACGCATGGCCGTGGCATGCGTATGTGCCTTTCGTCTAAACCCAGAACCCTTGCCACCTCATCTACTCTGGCTCTGTTATACCTTTTATCCGGGATAATCTCCCGTCTCATTGCTTCTTTTATTGCCATCTGAGTGGAAATGTGTTGATGTTTCTTGCCTCTACTTTTTAATTTCAACCCCATAATCGTCTTAACAATTTTTTCTTCATTATTATTTAACCGCAGACCTTTAACTCTATTTTCATATTTCTGCAATTCACGGTATACCGTAGCTACATTTACAATATATTGTGCCGCGGTCTTCTTGACCTCCTGGCGCCGTTCACCGCTCGGACGTTCCGAAATCTCCCGCAGAATTTCCCGTGGTATTTTCATAAATGAGCTATTTCTTCTTCCGTTTTTTCCGATCTTCTTTTGCTTTCTCAATCATCTCATCGGTTTCCTTCTCCGTTTTCTCAGCATGATCCTTGCGCATATTTTCTGTTGCTTTGTCCATGTGATACTTGAATGAACCATCATGCCACTCCTCATATTCCTTTGGATGCAACCCCTTCTCCGCCATCGTTACTGCTATCTTCTCCTCACAGGTTTCAAGTAATTGTCTAATTGTATCTGTGTATGCCCTGAACTCTACCCACTGCTCATGCGAACGTAATTCAATCTTGCTGAGCCTGCCAAAGATTATTGAGCATTCACTTATTGCCTCGAGCGCATATCTTATACCCGACTCTCCGACAAAATTGAGTACCTTATCAGCATCCACCAACTTCTCTAATTCAGCGAGTTTAAGCAGCAAATTTTTATTTTCCTGAATCAACTCGTTCTTATTCTTATCCGGCGACGTAACCCTTTTTAAATCTTCAATCCGTTTCTCCATCTTCTCAATTTCACCAACCAGTTCATCCTTTTCATTCAACGCAGTATCAAATTTTTCCTTAAGCCGTGTGATCTTCTTCTGCTGATCACGATACCGGTCTCTCGATATCAGCGCCCGCTTTACGTCTGATGGACCACGACCACCGTCTCTTCCCCTGTCATAATCATCTTTTCTCAATTTTGCCATTTCTGCCTCAAACTCCGCATCACTCATTCCCGCCATCGTTTCGAGGTCTTCTTCCGTAAGTCCTTCCAGAGCTTCCGTGTCATTTGGTAATACGAAAAGTCTACGAAAACTCAGGGCTTTTTGATGTTTTCGCACAGTGAGACATCCCCATTCAAGTATCTTGGGCGGTAATTTTTTATAAAGTTCGTAAAACTTATATGCATGCCCTCGGCTCATTTCTAAATCTTCGACCGCAAATTGCTCCACGTTTTTATATCCGGCCGCTAAATACAATTTTTTATCAATCATCTGTCCCACCGAAAGAATCAAATTGAACATTCCCTGATTTGTTTTTTGAATGCCTTCTCGATACAACGCAATTGCCTCACCATATTCAATCACCATCTTTTGTGTTATTTCTACCTTCTTCCCACTCTCCTCATCTCTTACAACTTTAATGATATCTTTTTTCACATTAACCTCTCTCAAAAAAATCGTCAATATATTTATGAATTCTCCCTTTCAGTTCCAATATATCTATATAATTTGTAGTATGTTTTAGAATTTCAATAAGGGCTCGGCTAATTTCCTACCCAATAATACCATCTAAAATCAAGAGCTCATTCTTTATTAATCTCTTCAAAATCTCATTCTTCGCTAATTTCTTCCCCACATTACCTCCTTGACTTGCTCAATAAAATTGCTATGTTTATCAATGAATAAAAATGAATTAAAGTATCTCAAAGAACGTATCATTAATCTCAGTCAATCTTTGTTTGAAATCGCCCGGGATATAGACCAACTTCAACAAGGAAAAATCCTAACCGTACCAGAAAATCAGGTCTCTCAAATTCAGTCTCAAATAGATGATCTAACTTACGATCAGCTAAATCGCCTGTCATTTTATATACTCCGGCGTCAAAAAGCTTTGAAACCGCCAGCTGAAACATCAACTTAATATGTTCTTTTTCTCTTAATTTTTCCTTCTCTTTCCGCCTTTCCTCTTCCTGTACTATAGCATCACTTTTCAAGCTTCCTCCTCCGCTTTTTCGCCTTCTCCTTAATCTTCACATACGGCCCACTCTCCTTGATCTTCAATGCGCTCAACACCTCTGCCTTTTTCAACTTCGCTCCTTTATCACTCGCTTTAATAAGAAGATTCAATTCCTTTGTCGGTCTATACTCAGCCCGTTCTTCAAAAAACAAATGAAAATCCCTTTTGCCCAGAACGTTTTTTAACTCCGCAGCCTTCTCCGGATCAACCGTAATCTTCCTGTGCCATTCTACCACTGCCTCTGCAATAATCCCATCCAACCGAACCATCCTGCCCTCACCGCGACGATCAATCGCTATACCGGCAAGTTCATCCTTAACTTTCTTCAACTCGCTCGACAAAGGTTGAATTTTATCTTGTAGCATCAACCCCTTTCTAATTAAATTAATCTTGTGTATCTCATCATGGGAAAGCCTGTACTTCTTCCCCTGCAACCTAATTTCTTTAGTCCTCATCATTCCTCCTCTTCTAACACCGTAAACACCAAATCCTTCCTATATGAAATCTGCTGTACCTTAGCGTCCAACGGCACCAATCTCACCCAATCATCCTCCCACAACACCGCCCTGATTCCTTTATGTCTAACCTCCTTAATACAACACATCCCTGATCTTATATTTTTAGCCAATTTTACCGTTACCTTCATCGTTTGCTCCCGGCGATATCTCTTAATCTTTTTTGACCAAGCCTATCCATCCCTTCTTTCAATCCTTTTACCATACTCAAAAGAATCAGGATGGCTATTACTAATGCTATGATTATTAAAAATAAAATCGCCACCAACATAAAAACCTCCTTATTTATTCCTTCAAAAAAGTGCTTACCGCATCTTCAATGTTTTTCAAAATATTATGGGATATCCTTCTCCGCTCGTGCCGTGTAAACCCTGCATTCTTTAATTTATCATTCAACCTTAACAACATCTTACGCAACCGACCCAGAAAAAGACCAGCCCGCCACCTTCGCCATTTCCTTGTTATCGCTGTAATCGGTCTTTTCATCACTGTAATCATCTTTTTAAAAATCATTGACTCACCCCCTTATCAGAATATACTTCTCTGCGGTATAAGTAACTGAAAGGAGGTGAGCCAATTGTGTCAATCAATGGATATTTAACAAAGAGCGAAAAAATAGACCAGGAAAAGGAACTCACTAAAGCAATGAAACAATTACAAAATGCGATAAACACTAATAAACCAGATGTTGCGTTAGAAGCTTTAGCTATGACCACAATAATTCTCGTTCAATGGTCCAAAGATCACGAACTTCGTCTCTTGGATATTGAAAAATCTTAAGTACATTTCTGGTTAATCCGATTAACTTTTTCAGCGATACATTCAGAATGCCTTGCGACAACATGAAATCCTCTTCGTAATGCATTCCGGCTTATTCGATTCATCTTTTTCACAAGGTAACTACTTTCAATCGCGGATTTAATTTCAGCTCTTAACTTCTTTCTTGTTTCTTCTTCACAACAACAATCTTTTATATCGGTAACTTTTATCTCAACTACCACCATCTTGTCCTCCTTGTAGAATTTTCCTTACCCTTGGCTCCGCCGAGCACTTACGCCAGCACTTTTCCAATTCTTCTATTGTGAACAGCAGTTTCTTATTCCTTTGCCTGAACATAACCACATGCTGACCTGATTGCATCCCAACCAGGTCAATCATTTCGCCATAATCAACTTTTTTCTTTTGCTTCCTGCCATTCACTGCTGGGATCAAAACAAAAGAGCCAATCTCAATATCGTATTTCTCTTTATACTCTTGGACCAGCTCTTCATAACTGCGATACTTAACTTGCTCGCCTACCATAGATATACACCTCCTTTACACCCAACTTTCTCGCCATCTTGTTTGAAACGAATTGTTTAAATCTCCGTTTCTCAATCTCATACACGAGATACCCACCATAAAAATCCCGGAAAGGATAAAACGCCACCAGCCTCACATCCTTATCACTCTTCAGCCAGTGCCTCTCCGGGATATTCCTTATCTCCGCTGCGCTTCTCGGCAAACTATCTATCCTTGCCATTACCACCTCCGAATAAATATTCCTCAGAGTGTCCTAACAACTCCGAAGCTTTTCCTCTAATATGCCAACCTTTATTTCGACCCATGATAATATGTGATAATTGCTGCAGGGAGATACCTAATACTTTAGCAAATGCACGTTCGGTTCCATATTGTTCAATAATTGCAAGTTTTAATTTCCACCGGACTTGTTCTGGATTCTTGATTCTACCCATGTTTTTCGCCCCTTGACAAACCGTTATATAACATTATACTTATTCACTGGAGGTAATATGAATGACGAACAAAATTTTAAGCAAGAACTTTTAAAAACATTCAAAGAAATGTTGAACGTTCTTAAAAATATAGACGAAAAGCTAAAAGAACTGGAACAAATAAGAGCCAGCATTAACCGTCGCCTTGGTCGGAAATGAGTTTCGTTGCGAATGAATTAAGATCCAAAATATCATTAATCAACATAGCAATATCAAGTCTGTCTCCTAAGTCCGGATACTTTTCGATTATTTTTTCAGCCATATCCAAAGCAAAATCTATCTTTGCTTTTCTGTCTTCAGGGGTGAATGATTTATTCATCTTATCCTCCTTTTTTTATGCAAAAACCAAAGAAGCAGCTACCCCAAAAATGCTTCGGGTCATCAAGGGTCACTGCTCCTCTACTCTTAAAGCAAATCATTATATAACATTATATTCAATATACGGAATTTGTCAAGAGAGAATGTTCCGTATATTGAATTAGCGGGCATGGATATTGCATGTGAATAGTATTGGCAAAAGAATTAAGCAATTACGGTTAAGTTTAGGTCTTAGTCAATTAGAATTTGCGAAAAAGGCAGAAATGTCCGTAGGTGGGATTTGTGAAATTGAAAAAGGAATGAGGGGACTTACAAATACAACAATTATGCGCATTTGTAAGGCCTTTAACGTTAGCCCTTCTTGGCTTTTAACCGGTGAAGAAGAATCTATTATTACCCGTTCACCTGCTGCCGAATATACTACAGAAGAACTTGTTTCTCTACCCATCCTGGGCAATGTGCCTGCTGGTTATCCAATCACTCCTATTGAGCATGTAGATGGTTATTTTCCACTTCCCGAAAATTTAATTAAGGATCCAAAAGCCTTCATATTAAAAGTCCAGGGTGCCAGCATGGAGCCCGACATATATGAAAATGATCTAATTGTTGTATCCCCACTTAGAAAAACCGAAATCAAAGGCACAGGAGACCTTGCTGTCATCCGCTGTGATTCAGGTGAAGTTGCAATCAAATATGTCCATAAAGAAAAGCGGGGAATAATTTTGAGTTCTCGCAACCCAAAATATCCCCCGCAATTAATCGCCGGTGATCAAACCCTCGAAATCATCGGTAAGGTGATTTTAAAAATTCACTTTTACTAATATAATAATGAATAAACTTTATTATGGCGATAATCTTGACATTCTGCGGGAACACATAAAAGACGAATCTGTTGCTCTCATCTATTTAGATCCACCATTCAAATCAGATCAAAACTACAATGTTCTTTTCAAGGAACAAAACGGTAGCAAATCAGTAGCTCAAATCCAAGCTTTTGAAGATACCTGGCATTGGGACAGAAAGGCTGTTGAAATATATGATGAGATATTACAAAAAGCCCCAAAACATGTCGCGGATTTAATTGTTGCTTTCCAAATATTCTTAGGTAACAATGATCTCCTCGCATATCTCGTGATGATGGCTATTAGATTAATAGAGCTTCACCGTATTTTAAAACCAACTGGTTCTATATATCTTCATTGCGATCCTACTGCAAGTCATTATTTAAAGCTTTTAATGGATGCAGTATTTGGAGGGACGAATTTCCAAAACGAAATTATTTGGAGAAGAAGCAATAGTCCGAAGTCGCAAAGTAAAGGTTTTGGCACCCAGCATGACATCATCTTGCTTTATGGCAAATCGTCAAATATACAATTTCACAAAATTTACACAAAGGATCTCGATGATAAATATTTGAAATCTTTTTGCCATGATGATGACGATGGGAAGGGATCATATCAAACTGTCGCTATTGTCGCAGGTGGTCTTCAAAAATATCCAGGAAGAAAGGAGTTTGAATTTAAGAGCGTTAAGGCTCCGTGGCTTTATTCTAAAGAAAAATTAGAACGATGGTGGAAGGAAGGCTTAATATATAAAACAAAAACGGGGATGTACAGGAAAAAAGTTCATTTAAAAAATATTTCTGGCAAAATCGTTTCTGATTTATGGACAGATAAAGAAGTAAATCCTCTGCAAGGAATTTCAAAAGAGAAAATAGGTTATCCTACCCAGAAACCTGAGTCACTTTTAGAAAGAATTCTTAATGCAAGCTCTAAAGAAGGAGATTTAGTTTTAGACCCATTCTGTGGTTGTGGGACTACAATAATTGCTGCAGAAAAATTAAAAAGGCAGTGGATTGGTATAGATATAACACACCTTGCAATTGCATTAATGAAATACAGAGTCGAAGATACTTTTGATTATTCGGTAAAGTATGAGGTTGTTGGTGAACCAAAAGATGTTGCCGGTGCTAAGTATTTAGCAGAAAAAGGAGGAAGATTTCAGTTTGAAAGCTGGGCATTAGGTTTAGTTAAAGCAAAACCTACTCAGAAAACTGCCGATAGAGGTATTGACGGTAATATATATTTTCAGGATGATCCTAAAGGTGGCCCGCCGAAACAAATTCTTATTCAGGTTAAAAGTGGTGCAGTACACCCCAGTGACATTCGTGATTTAAAAGGTACGGTCGACAGAGAAAAGGCAGCAATGGGAGTAATGATCACCCTCCAAGAGCCAACTAAAGGGATGAAACAAGAAGCTTTAGCAGCAGGCTATTATATTTCCCCGTATAATAAAAAGTACGACAAAATTCAAATATTAACCATAGAGGATTTGTTCAAAGGTGCGAAAATAGATAGACCGCCGGAGAAAATACATTCGCAAGATATCACATTCAAAAAACCTCGAAAACACCGAAAGGATAAGATCCAGCAACCTAATGTCTTTAAAGAATCAACCAAAGAAAATGACCCAACCTAAACCCAAATTCCCCGGTCCCAAAATCACCAAAAAACACAAACAAGACTCGGAGTTCTTCTCAGTTAATGATAAAATCGCATCTGCAAATCCTTTTGGCTTTCTTTCTTGCCAATATTTTAACAAATGAATCAAGATACTATCCAAATCCCTACCTGGTTAACAATTTTAGCACCACCTATTATACTATTATTGGGTATGATTGTTGAGAGGCTGCTAGATTATTTCTTGGGATTCAAAAAACAACTTAGAATCGAAATATATCAGCAGCGTCGTGTGGCCTACAGCGAATTAATGGGATCAAAATTTGCAATCATTCTTTATATCACTTGGCGCTTTGACGCGATTATCAACTTTTGGTATCATCAAGCACTGTGGGAGTTAGCCGGTCATCCGATAGAAAAAAACTCACTCAATCTACAAGAAGCTAGAAGATGGCAACAAAGAGGCGAAGAGACAAATCCAGAAATTGCCAGAAATTACTATAATCTATTTAGAACCGTTGGTCAAATTCAGATCTTATTTCCTCAAACTCCCGAATTGATAAATTTGATTAGTAAAATTTATTCCTTAAAACCTCCGCCGGTTACGGGTCCAGCACGAAATATGAATGCATCTAAACTTGACTCCTGGAAAAGAAACGAGATCGATAAACTTGATAAATTTCTTGATACTAAATATGCCAAACCGATAGATGATCTATTGAACTATCTGGCTAGTGTGATGCCTAAAGAGAAAAAGTGAAGGCCGGGTGAAGCATAATATAAAATTTATTGATCGTTATGACGGGAGCAACTGTTGACATCTTTGGCACAATCTTTAAAACAAAGCGAAGAAAATTATTACCCAACCTAGCCCCAAATTCCCCCTCCGGGCCAAAATCACAAATGACATCTCCAAAACTCTCTACTCCTCTCACTCCTCAACACCCAAATGACACAACCAAAACTCTCTACCCCTCTCACTCCTCAACAATGACCCAACCTAAACCCAAATTCCGTCCTCTCTCTCATGCTTTAATAATAAATTCAGTTATTGCGGACCAATTTGACTGCCTGTATTATTTTAATAACACAGGTTTCTAAATTATACTCAATCTCATGTTGCCAGATTCGGATTACACGCCATCCCATTTTGCGTAGTTTTCTGAAATTTTTTTGGTCACGTTGACGATTTCGCTTGATCTTTTTTTTCCAAAAATCTTTTAATTTGTGCTCCCACTGGGGGAAATAATACCCATGCCAGAAATCACCATCTATAAATATGGCGATTTTTTCTCTTGTGAATACGACATCCGGGCTACCTGGCAGTGTTTTGACATGTTTATTGAATCTGTATCCTTTCTTATGCAATATGGAACGAATGATTACTTCCAGACTACCATCTTTTTGTTTCACATGCGACATGGCGCGGAAACGTTGTTCGGGCGTAAGATGATCGGCCATATTATTGGTTTTTAATGATGGAAATAAGTGAATTTTCGTTGTATGAGTTCAAAGTTTATCGACCATTTTTTGGATACGTTCGATTTCCTTTTGTCTGTTCAGATAATCTTCATAAGTGGTCCGTGCACGTTTTATCAATCTTTCGTAAGTCATAATTTGTGCTTTATAAGGTTTCAAGGCAGCTTCGTCAGTGGCTCCATAGCCTGTTGGAAGAATGCCTACTACAACGATGATGTCGAAGTCGGGGGTAGATGACATACTGCCGTTGAATTCTTTCGCCAAAGTATTTATAATCTCGGCATATTTTCTGACTTGTTTGCTTATTTCCGGTACAGTCAAACGGCGACCTCTACGTTTCAACTCTATGACTAAATCTTTGCCGGAAACGGTAAGGTATCGAATATCATATCTGGAGAGTTGCTTATTTTTATCCAGACCAAGACGTTTGGCTTTGAGTTCGGTGGTGAATCTTCTTTCCTTTCGAATGTCATTGGTGGCCCTTTCCCATGCTGCGTCCATCAACCATGGGTGATTGCATATCTTATCTTGCAGAAATTTTTCTTTGGCGTTTTTGTCCACCAATTTTTCGAACTCTTTTAATATCGTCCATCTTGTCTTGGTTAATTGATAATAGTGCGCTGCCTCCAAATCATCCATGGCCGTTAGAATTTCATTTAAACTCTGTACATCAACAATCTGCATTTTATTCAACGCTTCCAAATTACCTTTAAGTGCGAGGGTTTCGAAAGCCATGATGCCGTGTCTGAACAGTTCCTTCTTGTCTTCTTCGTCAGCGATAGGCATCCCTTCAATCGTGGATATAAGTTTCTCGGCATGTTTACGATTGTCGCGTGTCATGCCATTCAACCAATCTTGTAATATCGGATGTCTGTCGACCGCATCTTTGACTCCGACCTCTTTTCTCCACTTTGTCCATTTACCGGCGATTTCATCCAAACGTTTTTTCGTATACTCCTGTAGAGCCGTGAAGCGTGGATAGTCTTCTTTCAAACTTTGCCTACCACTCGTTGCTATATCGATTTCCTCGTCTATGTCCATCCACTCGGCGTTTATTTCACCTACGACATATTCTGCGAATATCCGTGCGGTTCGCGCAAATGGAAGTAAATTTTCGTGTACCAATTTGCCACGCGCCATTACGACTATCCCATTATTATCAATCAAACCATCTTTCAACTCTTTTGGGAAATGAACCGTACCGATCCATCCACTCACTTTTTTATCAGGTTCGCCCGGTATATTCATGATTTCTTTCAAAACTTCGTTCTTTCGAACTTTTTTACCTTTTATTGCCTGTTCATAGTCCGAACTTTTTCCAAGACCCCATACAAATTGCAGTTTATCCCAATATTGTCTATCGGCCGGAGTAACTTTTTCTTGATTTACGAATACCCGAAAACTTTGTCCGAGAATTGAAAAACGTCTTGCTACATTGACTCGAAGGTAAGTCGCATTAATGCGACGTTTCCTTTTCAATGAACGTAAAACGACCCGTGTGCCTTTGTCGAAATCAATATCAGAAACGTCAAGAGGAGGAGGGTGATAGGACTTCTTCGCCTTTGCTTTTTTCTCTATCTCGGCAACGTCCATAACGAACGCGGTTCTTCCCAGCTCTTTTCCCGTTTTGGGGTCCGTTTTAATAGATTGGATTTCAACTTCGTTGGCGATGGCGAATGCCGAAAGTTTTCCAATACCTTTGCGTCCCATTGGATCACGACCCAATTTTGGAGTTTCAGTTTCTTCCTTTCTTTTTTCATAACCAACTATGAGGTATTTTTTATTGGCATCCTCAACATTCATTCCCAAACCATCATCTTTGATTGCAATTTCATTATCATCAATAGTAATTTCGACGATTTCTGCATCAGCATCGTATGCATTGGCCACCACTTCCGATATTACAGCAGGAACATTGCTGTAAAGACCTATACCTAAATGTTTCAATACTTGAAGATCGACAGTCAATTCATAAGTTTTATCTATATCGTTATCTTGCTCATTTACGATCTGACCTCCAATTTTAGCATTTTTCTTAGTTTTCACAATATTTCTCCAAATGTTTTTTTATACTTCTGGCGATTATTTGTGCCAATCTCACAGGTACGGCATTGCCAATATGTCTTGCGATCGTTTTATAAGAGAACCCGGCATAAGGATCTATAAAATCATAATCTTTAGGAAAAGTTTGCAATAGTGCCGCTTCGCGAAACGAAATAGCTCTATTTTGTTCGGGGTGACCGAATCTTCCATTCCCAAAACCGTTAAATTGTGTCGTGATGGTCGGCGATGGCTCTTCCCATTTCATTCTGCCGTATATTGAGCCGTACGATTTCCCGCTTTCCTTTTTGTGACAATCGCAAATCAAATCAATTGGCCAATTTTTCCAACTACCTCCGCAGGGGGTCATAATTATTCTTTTCTTATTCAATCCGGACAACCAGCTAGATCTGTGCAGCGGATCTTTTTTACTGACTTCGCCAGCTTCAATCTTTTCTAAATTTCTTATCGTATCGGCTACGGTTTTGTATTTTGAAAGCGTATGTGTTTTTTGTAATAATTTTATTGGGCCAAATTTGGACGCAAGTAAAACCAGTCGGGTTCTTTTTTGGGGAATGCCATAATCTGGGCAATAGACGACTTCCGAACATATTGCATAGCCGTTTTTTTCTAACACATCAATAAAATCGTCGTAGACGGTTTTTTTTCTGTATGTCAATAATTCTGGGACGTTTTCCATCGATATGATATCTGGTTGAATTTCCGTAATTAATCTGGAAAACGAATACAATAGTCTCCATTTATGATCCTCCGTCTTTCTATTTGTATATTTCGAAAAGGGCTGGCATGGAGCACAACCAACCAAAATTTTGATTTTGTTTTTTGGAAAAAGGTGTATGATATCTTTGGCGAATAAATTTTCTGCGTCTGCATGGATGAATTTTGCATCATTATTTTTCTCGTATGCATATTTGCAAGTTCTATCGATATCTATCCCAGCAACTACACGAAATTTCTCTTTCACAAAACCATGAGTCATCCCGCCCACGCCACAAAATAAATCCACCACCGCCGGCATTGTGATTATACCTCCCAAATCATATTTGCTGTCTTATATTCTCGTGTGATCTTTTATACAATCTCGCAATTTCTCTTAACGACAATCCTTGTTTCTTCCAGTACTCAATTCTTTTCTTTGAATAACCCTGCCTCTCCTGATTAACTATCTGACAAATCCTCATCTTACTCAATCCTAATTGATCACCTATTTTGCTATACGAATCACCGCATGCATAGTTTTCACAAATTTCTAATCTATCAACATTCTTCCTATTATTGTTCTGTTTTGGGAAATAGACTACTTTTCCTTCTGCAATTTTAAAAACTTCCTTCTTAACATCTTCCGGAAGTTCCTTAAAGACCTCTTCAGCTTTAAAAAAATTACTCATAAACACTCCTTACCGTAATCACATTATATTATAACAGTTATTATTAGATTGTCAAGCGAAAAGTAAAATGTAGTAAATTATTTTACGCGGCGTAAAAAATTTAGAAAATCGTAAACTGCGGTACCACCCTTTACTTCTACCCCCGAATCCGGTCCCATTTCAGTCCCATTTTAGACCCCTTCCGACCAAATGACACCGACAAACCCCCCGGGCTGTCGCAATCCTCAACACATGGTTCTGGTGATGGATTCATTTTTGCCTCCCAGAGTTCGAACGTCTCCGTGAGAAGAAATACCCGATATTGCCA